TATGAATTTTTTGAGAAGAAGGGTGCCGGTGATTGGACGAGCCTAGAGAACGGTTGTGTACTTGAATGCAAAGTACGCAATTCAGGAAAATTTTACAATGATAAGCCTGTGTTGCAATTTGATTGGGATATTGATGTTACTGAACACAGTAGTGCAGGTTCTCCTGAAAAAATCAAACGCTGGTATGATAACATGCCTAGTGTTGATGAATCACTCTCAAACATGAAGAAGAGTGAAGAAGAAATTCAGAAGATTGTTGATGATCTACTGAATCTATCACCTGAATCGAAAACATCGTCTTCTGGAACTTCAATAATGGCGGTTGAAGAAGCTCCTAAGGCTCAACGTGGTGCTGCAAAACCACAAAAGACAAGTAATGTAAGTTCCGCGATATCATCACTTGATGATGCTCTTGCAGAACTTGATAAATAAACAGTTCTTGTTCTAAAAACTAAATTCAGAAGGTAATATTGGGATTCTTCTCAATATTACCTTTTCTTTTTCAAGTAAAAGTAATCCGGAGATAAAAAAATGGCAGCCAAGAAAAGAAAAGACGATGATTCATCAACAATGAATTTTGATGATATTACAAATATTCTTATCAAAGATTTGAACAAAGAGATGGGTTCGCTTGTCGCTTACAATTTGTCTTGCGATGATGCACCAACAAATGTAAAACGCTGGCTTACAACATCATCGATACAATTCGATTATGCAATTCGGAATGATGATGATGGTGGTGTTCCTGAAGGACGTATTATTGAAATATCAGGTCTTCCATCAACTGGGAAGAGTCATATTGCTTTTCAACTTGCTGTGACAACACAACGTCTTGGTGGAATTGTTATCTATATAGATACGGAGAATGCTGTTCCGCTTACAAAATTGAAGAATATGGGAATTGATGTATCACGAAATTTCATATATTGTGATACACACTGCACTGAAGAAGTTTTTCACATTATTGAGTCAACGATAGAGAAGATTAAACCATATAGAGAAATTGGGAAAAAATATCCTGTCCTAGTTGTATGGGACTCTGTTGCCGCAACATCGCCTAAAGCAGAACTTGAAGGTGATTATGATCAATCAACGATGGGCCTGCAAGCGAGGACCATTTCAAAAGCGATGAGAAAAATTACTGGCGTTATTGGTCATAATGATGTTACATTCATATGTTTGAACCAACTACGACAAGATATTAATGCAGGAAAATATGGTGATCCATGGACCACACCAGGTGGTCAGGCGATACCATATCATGCATCTCTAAGAGTGAAACTAACGAGCGGAACACCAGTTTATGATAAGGCTGGTAATGTAATCGGTATCAAAGTCATTGTGAAGATTATTAAGAACAAGGTTGCACCTCCTTTCAGGAAATTTGAATTTAAGATTATCTTTGGGAAAGGTATTGATGAATCTGAAGAGTTGTTTGATGTTCTTAATGATTATCATAAGAAGAACGGCGAACTAAAATTTGGTAACACGTTTATTTCATGTTCAGGTGATGGAGCTTGGAAAACATTCCTTGTGAGATCAGAAGGGGGTGAAGTAATCCTTGAGAAGAAGTTTTATAAACAAAATTTTACATCAGAGGTTATATCAAAACCTGAATTGCGTGAATTGATTAATCCACTTCTTAGAGCCGCTCTTACAGTTAATTCAGACAATAGTTTCAGTGAAACTGAACTTGAGTCCGAAGATAAAAATCCAGAAACTGATGGTGGTGGAGGTGAATGATGTTGGAGAATACACTCCAGTTTCCAAGTTGTTTTGAATATACTGGCGATTATATACTTGAACGATCAACCAAGTTGTCGATCGGTTATGATCTAAGGTGCACAGGTTATGAACGCCTCGGTAGTAATCGTTTGTTGCTCTCAACATCAATCATCTTCAAGAGAATACAATTCGGTTACTATTTCACAGTGAATTCAAAATCTGGTTGGGCAATAAAAGGTTGGTCAGTTACGAATTCACCTGGCATAATTGATCCAGATTACATTGATAAGGAAATTAAAGTAATCTTTTCAAGAGATGAAGAAACTGCCGAGAATACTATACAGGTTCCTCAGATAGGTGATAGAATAGCGCAACTCGTCATACATAAAGTTCCGGACATCATGCTTTCACATGGATTCGGTCTTGAAGGTGCAGAAAGAGTTGGTGGGTTTGGATCAACGGGGTTGAAATGAAGTTATTCGTATGATATTGTGGTTGTATTCGGTTTATATTTTATTTTCATGTCAATACTCATCGTTGATGCATATAATCTTTTCATACGATCTTACGCAGCATATCCATCTATATCATCAGTTACTGGAGAACAGACTGGTGGTATAGTTGGATTTATCAAGTCACTTCAATATATTATTGATGACATAAAACCTGATAAAGTTTTCCTCGTTTGGGAAGGTGGTGGATCATCTCGACGACGATCTTTGCAAGGTGACTATAAGAGAGGTAGAAAAGCTCAAAAATTGAATAGATTTTATGATAGTGATGAGATACCTGACACTATAGACAATAAGTTCACTCAAGTTGTTCAACTTCTCAATATGTTGAAATCAACTTCAATAAGACAGATATATGTTGAAAATTGTGAAGCAGATGATGTTATTGCATATATGACAAGGGTAAAATTTCATAATGATACAATTACTATTGTTTCAACTGATAAAGATTATTATCAACTCTTGTTGACTGAAAAGATAAGAATCTATAATCCTCATAAGAAGATTTATATCACAGACAAAGATGTCATTGCTGAGTATAAAATACATCCGAAAAATTTTGCACTTGCAAAAACTCTTTGTGGTGATTCTTCAGATAATATTGAGGGAATAAAAGGTGTTGGCTATAAAACAGTAATCAAATATTTTCCAATTCTCATGTCAAGTTCTGATGTTATCCTACAAGATTTGTTTAAATACGCATCAGCACACATTGATGAAAAAGTTGTTTATAGGAATGTAATATCGTCAAATGATAAGATACAAAAAAACTGGAAGCTAATTTATCTTGATACATCATCAATCTCTTTTGACCAGATCAACAAGATCAACTATCAAGTAGACAAACCACCATCCGAGAAGAATATAAGAGAATTTATTGGTTTGCAATGTAAGTTTGGAATAATGAATGTTGATGCTCATGCATTCTTTGATAGAATCGGAAAATTGAAATAAAATGAAAGAGAAAGATACAACAAGCAATTTTGGTCAATATGGTGTAAATTTTCAACGCAAGATTGTTCAAGCGTTGATAATAGATCATCAATGGGCAAAAGAGTTTATTGATGTTCTACAGGTGAAATATTTTGACGTGAAGTATCTTGCTTTTCTTGCTGAGAAATATTATGATTACTGGATGAAATATAAATCATTTCCATCAATGAGCATATTGGGAACTCTTATTAAAGATGATTTGAAAGGAACTGGTGATGAAGAACTGATAAAATCACAAATAATAGCCTATCTACAGGATATTAAGAACAACCCAGATCCTGGTGATATTCTCTATGTAAAAGAGAAGGCACTTGATTTTTGTAAGAAACAAGCGCTAAAAGCCGCCTTTGAGACTGCGATCGATCAGATGGCAGATCAAAAATATGAGAGAATTGTTGATACGATCAAGAAAGCAGTAATGGTTGGTACTCCAATATCAACCGGGCATGATTTCTTTGAAGATGCAGAAGCAAGATTTAATCCAGTAGTGAGGAATCCAGTACCAACTGGGTATCCTGAACTTGATGGTAAAGAATATTTTCAAGGAGGTATTGGAGCTGGTGAATTGGCAGTTGTGAGTGCGGCAACTGGTGTGGGAAAATGCACAAATCGTTCAACTTTGATTAATATCAAATATACTGGTATCAAGATAAATGGTAAACTTTATAAACCTTGGGATAAACTTCAAACAGATAGAGGAATTATTTATGCAAGAGATATTCTTGAATCAGATACAATCTTGTGAAGCAGATAATGAAATCATATCATGCTGTTTGTCTCATGAGAGGATTAAAAAATGTCTACTACAATTGAATACTGTGACGTCGTTGAGCAAGTTGAAATTGGTAATCTATTTGAACAAATAGGATTTCCAAGTTCAATAGAAAACGTAGATAGTGAAGGTGATTCATTCATATCAAATGAATGGTCAATAGAAGTTGAATCACTTGATACATTTTATCCAATCGAAGGATTTCGTTGGACGATGCTTGAAAAACAAGTTATAATGAAATGTATAAATAATGATAAAGAATATATGATAAAAGCATCAAATGAACACATAGTATTTTCATACAATGAAAAAAAATGGGTAAAAATCAAAGATCTGAAAATTGGTGATCAAATTATTATAAAAGATGGAATTTCATCTGTTTCTTCAATTGAAGAAACA